GAAACCATTTTGCCTACTGCATTTGATCCATGCATCTCACGAATGTTTCCACGGAAACTTTCAAATGCTTTTAGACTTGATTCTGCTGTTACAACATCTCCAGTTTGGTCGACATTGTCTAGAGTAGCAAAACCTGACACAGTTCTTTTTTCACGGTTAACTTTAGTAAAAGGTACCGATAAATTAATAACGTTGCCGTTACTGGTCCATAAAGACTTCTCAATGTTCATATGCTTAATTTTATAGGGTTCTAGACTATAAAGCAAATAACAGTTGAGTGGACTTAGTCAACCTGTCTTCCGTCGCCCTTGGCATTTCGTCCTTCTCCGACTTTATCTGAGGAGGCTGCGGACCTTTCGGAATCTCGGGCCCTGGTTTTGCCAGCAGTTGCTTTTTGATCGGCGGCCTGCTGTGGCTTTAATTCAACCATTTTGTCCCCGCCTTCAACGGGAATCATGCCCTTTCTAATTCTAACTTCATTTGGAGTAATTACCTGCATACGTAAATATCTTTCATCTATTTGAGATTGGGTGTCCTCATCGGTTAAAGTTAATTCATTAAACTTTAAAACTAAGGCATCTGTCTTTTCTTCAAATATTGCATTAATTTTTTTCTCTAATATCATTTGGGCTGGTCGGCAAACCTGCTCTTTAAATGTCTTATCAGCATCTCTAGCCACCGCTAAATTAACTCCTTCTGGAGTTCCAATTTTATTAATTGGGACACGATGGGCTAATAGAATTTCATCTCTATTTGATTTGCGATATTTTTCAAATGAGCCTTCTTGATTTCCTGCCTCAATAGGCTCCATCTTAAATTCAACTTTTGAGTCTGGGCTATCTGCTGGAAGCGGAACATATAGGGATCTGTGATTCTTTCCTTTTAATCCTACCTGGAAAAATTCAAGCAATTTACGCTCTGACTCTGGAGAAAGCTTTGCTCCCTTTACTGTAATAATATATCTTGGAACCGCCTTGTTTTCAAAATAATCTAAATTATATCGGCCAGATAATTCGTTTCCAGCAAGCGCTACCTGTGCAGCGATGATGTCTGGAATACCGTAGTAGTTATTCATAGGTGTATATTTCTTTAAATGAATAATTTCATTTGGGCGATCTTCTTGACCAGCAATTGGGTTTTCTGTTTCTGTGTCTCCTAAGTTGTTGAAGAACACGGCCTTGCCGTATAGAAGTTGGATAAAACCATCTCTTAGTCTACGCACACGCATTGTCTTTGCTGGAATGTGCCCGATGTATCCGATGTCTCCAGCAGTTGTTCGGCCTACTTCAATGTATCCGTTTCCTGTTGCTTCTAAGTCTGTGTATACCTTAATTAAGGTTTGAGTAAATGTATCTTCGTCATTAGTTGAATCTAGCCACGCATGTACATCTTGACGTAGTTTGTTTAGCTTTCTACGTGCTCTTTCTAATTGCTTGTCATCTGTAATTGAATCAAATGCATCGTTTGTTTTCTTTGTTTCGACAAAGTCGTATCCTAGTCCAACTATGTTGGAAACCTTTGCATTAATTGCTGCATAGTTATATGTTGAAATCTCATAGATCTTTGATAGATACTCCTGGTTATATGGAGGTTCAATAAGATCAAACATAGCATATCCGCTAATTGCTTGTGCAAGTAAATTTTGCTGTGTTCCTGTTTCTTCAATGCCTGTAAATGATTTTGAGAATTCTCTATTAATTTTACGCTTGAATGAGGATCCTAGACCTCTAAATTTCTTTAAGTCTTCTAGACCTACCGCAAACGGGTCATTGTTTTTTTCGTCTTTCTTAAAAGAAAACCAATCTGCTGTATTTGATATATCGATAATGTTTTCTGAGTTATCCTCACCAAGGAATTCTACTGTCATCTTGAGCCACCTAGTTTCTTCATTTCGTCTTTATAGTTTCCGATATCATATGGGTCGGGAACTAATCCCCAATTGAGTCTTTGCTTTTGATGCTCAAACTCTTCGTCGTCAATTTTACGTCTTGCTGAAAGAAATTTAGGCCCGCCTTCATATATACCGAATGAGCGAACTTCTCTAGCCAAAGCATCGATGTTGGATCTATTTCCTTTTTTGGACGTGACTGAAAGAAAGTTCCCATCGTCATCCCCAATCCATCTGCCATCTGGCATTTCCCAGACATATATGCCCAGGATTGATTCCTCTTCATTGATTTTATATCTAGCCTTATTCATATCCATAGACATAAATCATACCATTATTTCGTGCTAAAGTCTAGGTTTTGTACAGAGTATGGACAAAATTATAGGCTAACTGACTCTGGTTCTACCAAAGTTATAAAGAACGGGGTAGAATCGTCACCCGAATCTGACTCTAGTATTGTAAATGAGGTGTCATTAATTTCTTTTACTGTATTTCCTGTGTATAGCAAATAGTGGTTTAATATAGTATTTGCTGACAGGCTATTTTGATAAACGGCTAAATTATTATACATGTGGCCCAAGCCAGACTTGGAGTCATTTTGATTCTGATTTAGCTTAATAGAAGTGGTTAAAGAAGTAAAGTTTATTACAATATGATGTGGGGTATCTACAACAAAGAAGTCCCATACGTTTGTAGCGGATGTCCTGTCTATGCCATTTACATAAATGGAGGCTATTCCTGTTTTTGTAACCACTCCCGCCGAATTCCACTCATAGATCTTTGATGCCCCAGAGACTAGTACATTTTGATTATATTGAGGGGTAAAGATAACTTCAACAGCATTAACGCTGGGTATTCCGTTTAAGGCAAACCCGTGACCGTTATACATTGTTAGGCCGTTATTTTTGTGATAAGACAAAGTTCTTTTGTTATTGTTAGGCAATGAATAGTCATAAGCCGAAGATACATAATATCCTGAGTTATCACTATAAAAATCCTTTGAGCTATAAAACTTAATCTGTAGTTCTCTAAGAATTGGCAAATACCTAGTAGTATCTGTTGAGCTTAGGGTTACTCTTATAAGCAACACGTCTACAATATCATTATCGTTTTTATTAAAATAAGGCAAAGGCTTTCCATTGCTGCATGCCACCCAAGTTATATCATCTTTACTTACCTCAACAAGGATTCCTTTAACATCGTCATTCCAGTTTATTTGAGAGGTAGTTATATCGAGATAATTTGGAACAGAAATAGAATCAATAAATGAAGATGTTGCAGATGCTGGCAACTCTGTTTCTGGTAAATATATATAAGCCTGATTATCAGATATGGATATATTAGTGCTTTCCAGCTCGCTCCACAATTTAGATACTGGATAAGAATATGTAAGCTTTGGCTTTAAGGATTCGGTATTCATGCTAAACAAATACCCTCCGTCTGCTGCAACTATTTGAGACACATTGACTTCTTGAATTCCTTCGTTGTAATGATTTAGTACTTGTGTGTTAGATAAATTGTATCTATAAAATGCTACTGAATCTATTACAAGTCTTCCTGTGCAAGGACCACTTTTAAAGTTAACCACTTCGTTAGAAAATTTATATGAACTTAAAGATGTGGTGTCTACAAGATAGCCATCTACATACAAGGACAGAGTGTTACTTTGAAATATACCTACAACATGTATCGCTTGAGAATTTGACACAGTATGCTCCACCTTGTTCGTTCCCACCTTAAATACAATATTGCCATTTTCACAGAATATTCCAGTGTTGATTGCAGTGTCTCCCACAATGGTTGCGCTTATATTATTTGCAGGCAATGCACACCAGGCTTCTATAGAAAACGAATTGTCTTTGTAGTATTTGGTAGCTATTCCTTGTGGCTCATAGCTTATTTCTGTTAAGCTATTTATTTCTGTTCCTCTAATTCCGCTAGAAACTAAAGGCATTAACTGCTTTAGAGACGCAGAAGATGCCGATCCATTGTTAAGGCTTCCAGAGTAATCGTAAACAGGAATTCCAGCAAGCTGTGAATAAACTAATCCGCTGTCTTTTAATTCTTGATATGTAGCAAATTGAGACAAAAGCTCAGTGTAGTCTTCTAGCAGCCCAGATTCTACTTCATCTAATAAATAAAATGAGTTTGGAAAGTCGTTTAAGACTATGTTTTTATATGACATTCCATCCTCCTATTTTTTATTAAAGTGCTGCTATTTGTGTTTGCTTTTCTGCAATTGCAGCTTCTAAAACTGCTACTCTATCTTCTGCTGGATCTGCTTTTGCATTTTCAGCCGTCAAGTCTAGTTCTAGTGCGTACATTTGAAATTCCAATGAACGAACTGCTGATTGACGAATTGAGTTTTTTTCATCTTCTGATAGTACTGAATATGTTGCCATTTTTTATCTCCTTTTATAGTTGTTCTAATGCCTGCTTCATCAGTAGCAATTCATTTATTTGATCCTGGTAGAAGGTAAGCGTTTCTGCTGATAATGGCTCTTTGCCGTTATCTTCAATTATAGCATTTTGATATGACAATACGCTATCGTTTATTAACTCTATTTTTGATGACAAGATGTCTGCCTGTATATTTTTATCCATTATGTGAATTGAAACCCTCCGCTACTAGGGAACCTATTTGTATTGCCAGCAACACCATTAGTATTGTAGCCTTCCATTATTACGTAATACCATCCAGCTGAAGATCTAGTTATAGATTGCTGGGATGTGCTTGCAGATCTAGTAATAAAAGATCCATTTGCTGTATATGTTCCGCCCGATGTTGATGATTTATACCACTGAATATTTGATCCCCATCTAGGACTAAAACTCCAATTTGAAAAACTACTTCCTACACCTACTGTAAATGTAGGGTCAGTCCAGTACAAAGTACCGCCAGCTGGACTAACATCATTACCCATTGATATACCTGTTGGAATCTGTAATGTAGTTCCAGTTGCATGAATTATTCCACCTGTAGAAGAAGTATATGTAGATGTGCTTCCAGCTGAGTTAGATGCAGTAATTTTACATCTTACTGCGGTGCCTCCTGGCCCATAACCAGTGGGAATTGTATATGAAGATCCAGTAGATCCATTAGCATTAAAACCTGATCCTGAATTTGTTTCCCAAGCATAGGAATACGTAACTGGAGAAGTTGCGCCTGGTGCAGATACATTTGTAACAGATAGAGCTGTGCCTGTGGTTACATAAGTAGCACTATCATTTGGAATTACAAAATACGATCCCCCAAATCCATTTTCTGTATAATTAATATAGCTTGGTGCATATACTGGATCAACTATAGTGCCACTTCCGCTATTTTCTCCAGATTCTTTTTGAGATGGAGTAATAGTTGATTGTTGTGATGCTCCACCATATGCAGTTCCTCCAACTTGAACCATTGGTGTTACTGTTACTGTAATGCTGCTTCCAGTGGGCCAGGATATAGTAGTGGATGTTCCATATACACTTGTATTGTTTCCACCAGTCCAATTAACATTGTAGTGAGTTGCTCCAGAAGATGCTGCCCATGAAACTGATACTAAGCCACTTGTATTTATAGATTTTACATAAACTGTTGCAGATCCTGCAGATGCGCTAGAACCAGTTGCGGCTGTTCCACCTGAATAAGAAACAGATCCATTGTTAGTTCTAACACCATAAGTTGGAGCACCAGTATTTGTCCAGCTTGCTGACCATGCATTTGTTCCGCCTGTTACTGATACTGTGGTTGGTGCTGATGGAGTTGATGTTGAATCAGTAAGAGATAAGCCCGTAAGGTTTGCTGGTTTTGCAATAATAGAGTTTGCTGAATTTTGTACAGTAATCCCTCTTTGATTAGTAGCTGTAACTACTGCATTTATTGTTTTGCCTGCATCTGCTGCAACTAAGGTATACTGATTTGATGTTGCTCCTGATATATTTACATAATCTCTACGCCATTGATATGAATATGATGATGGTGCATATGATGCATCTAGTGTCCAAAACCCGTTTGAAACAGATGCAATTTGTCCCACAGCTTCACTTCCAGCAACCACTGGTGATGAATAATTAACTGGAAAATTAGGATAATGTTGTACCCATCCAGATCCTGTAAAAACCCAGCCTTTTAATGCTGGAACCCAAACACCTGAAGGATTATAGATCTTTAAATCTTTTGCTTCATTCCAGGAACTTCCATCATATATTTTCATGTATTGCCCTAGTATTGAATATACAAGTCGCCGATTGCTGTTCCGCTTGGTAACGATCCAGTATTGTTATAAAATATTTTATTTGAATTTGCTATATTAGTTCCATTTGCATATGATGTTGTTGCTACAGTTGCCCACGACTCTGCAGTTCCATTAGTAGTTAAAAATTTTCCAGAGTTTCCAGTCTGTGTTGGCAAAGAGTATTGTGCAACTGTATTCCATAAAGTTGAAGTACCGTTTGTGCTTAAAAATTTTCCTGAGTTTCCAGTCTGTAAGGGAAAAGTTTCACCTGTTGAGCCTGTAGCGCCTGTGGCACCTGTGGCACCTGTAGGTCCTGTTGCACCTGTTTCGCCTACGCCTGTTGCACCTGTTGGGCCAGTTGGTCCTGCAACTATACTGTCTGCGCCTGTGGCACCTGTGGCACCTGTAGGTCCTGTTGGTCCTGCTACTGTGCTGTTGGCGCCTGTTGCACCTGTTGGGCCAGTTGGTCCTGCAACTATACTGTCTGCGCCTGTGGCACCTGTTGCGCCTGTTGCGCCTGTTGCGCCTGTTGGGCCCGCTACAGTGCTGTTAGCACCTGTGGCACCAGTTGCACCAGTTGCGCCTGTTGGGCCTGTAGCACCTGTAGTAAGTCTTTGTAGGGTCCATGCGGTGCCATCCCAGATCCAAGTGTTTTGACTACTTGTAAATAACTGATTTAATGAGGGGCTACTTGGAAAGTCTATTGGCATAATTTATCTCCTATAGTCCGACTATCGCTTTAGCTTCATCTTCGGTTAATCCCAAAGATTGTAGTTTGTCTAACGCTGATTGTTTGTTTTGATCAATTTCTGGTTCTGAGTATTCTGGAACAACTACTTGGCTTTCTAAGTATGCCTTGTAATTAATCTCTTCTTCAGTGTATTCTCTTTCTGTAACTTCTCCAGTATTGATATTAATTTCAATAACATCACTCATGTTGTGCTCCCCCAAACGCTAAAATTTGTTCCGCCTATAACACCAATTCCAGCACCATAGTCGTATGCTCCAAAATTTCCAGATCCTAGCCAAAGGCTCATAGTTATAGTGTCTATGGCTGAAGTTTTATCCCAGAATCCATCTACAAAAGTAAGTCTTGGGGTCTTATAATCTGGACTAGAGTAATCTCTTCCTGTTGAAATAGCTTTATATCTTTTTGAATTAACTGTAGATAAATTGTCAAATATCTCTAATGTACCTGATGCTGGTCCTCTTTGAATTTCAAGAATTCCAGGAAAAGATCCAGGGGAAGCTGACGCTTCGTATCTCATTAAATCATATATTCCGCCAGATGCAGATCCGCCATTTGTCAATACAGATCCATATACATAACCATACCAAGTTGTATCGTTGTGAATAAATCTTTCATTTGCTGCGCCGCCTCCGTTAAAAGAAAATGTAAGAGCATTGGTAGAACCAGTAGTTCCGTCATTTCTTGACCAAGAAACTCTAATTCTATTATATGAAGCAAGGCCAGTAAATGTAACTGATGTTGCAGTTAAGCTTTGTATGAATTGATTAGATATTAATGACCACCCAGTTGGTACCGCTCCTGCTGGACCTGTTGCACCTGTTGCACCTGTTGCACCTGTAGGGCCTGCTACTGTGCTTGCTGCACCCGTGGCGCCTGTAGGTCCTGTTGGTCCTGCTACTGTGCTATCTGCGCCTGTTGCACCTGTTGCACCTGTTGC